CTACTGATGTGCCTGTTGCGGTGGTATTCAAGAATCGACTACCTAGCACCTTTATGGGGCGTGAGGTAATTGATGGGGACAAGTCAGACCTTGACAATGTGGTAGCTGGTCGGGTTATAATTGGCTTGGTAGAAAAAGCAACTGGTAGTGAAGCTCCCAACTTCATGGTTGACCCAGATGTGATAGCCGTAGCGGCTTAACTTCATTAACGTAATTATTACACTAGAGGAAAAGTATTATGTTGTTATCAACAATTGGTAAGTCACGTCTTATGTCTAAGGCGTTAGTTCGTTCAATCGCATCTGTTGCACCGCTGTTTGGCTTTGATGTTCGCTATGATACTAAGAAGGTTCGTCTGTGTAATGCTGACGGTTCTTACAAGGTCAACCCTGTAACTGGTAAGGGTGTGTATCGCAGAGTAGGTAAGTTACCTAACCGTTTCTTCCTTGCTCGTAAGCATGGCTTGCGTAAGTCTAAGCTTCAGTTCCTTAACGATATGTATATCGTGACGGCTCGCAAGGCTATTAGTCGACCCAATGCTAACATTGACGGTACTACCTACACCTCACATCATCGTGGGTTCTTAACTATCGCTCGTGAGAACGTGGGTGGTCGTTATATGTGGGACATTCCTAACCGAGATGTTGTTGCTAAGTAACTCTCCGAACCGTTCGGGGCATTCGAGGGTAGGTTATCCTGCCCTCTCTTTTTCTAAATTAGAGGATATTGTTATGAATGAAGTAAAAAGATTTCAAGATTCAACAACCATACTTAATAACTTTGTTACGGTGGGTGATACCATCAATGGTCATAAGATAAATGAGATATGGGTAACAAGTCTCGGTAGTCCTAAATTTGTTGTCGGAGGCGAGCAATATGCGGCAACACAGCATTATAGTTTTGAGGAGTTGTTAGCGTTAGCACCTGCTGGGGAGAAAGTCGATGTATAATTTAGAAGAACATGAGGTTGATGAGTGGTCTATTGTTTATTTAGGCAACACTGATTATGAATTAAATATATTTTCTAATGAGCATGGCGAGCTGTGTGTTACTGTTTATCCGATTAAGCTAAACAGTAAAGGAGATGCTGAGGTTGACGTATTCAACCCTGTTGCAGGTGGCAAGCTCGACATCTTTAGTCTCAAGCGTATTAAGGAGGGCATATGAGTAAGGAAAAAGTAAACTGTCTTAGTCGTGCATGGGAAAAACGCTTAAAGAAAAGACTCAAAGCTAAGGATAGACAGGAAGCTAGGGGTCAGGTTAAGAAGGAGATTCGTGATGAGTAAAGGTAACGGCACATTATATTTTTGCACAATGGAAGATTACCTAGATGCGGTGCGTCATTGCATCGTATTAGGTATACTCTTTGAGGGCGTTGAGGTTGTAGACCCTTCAGCGACAATGGCTTACACTCTGCAAATATTGGGGGTGTCTGATGGGCAAGGGTAGCACAAGGCGGCCAACCAATGCCGAGAAGTACAATGCAAACTATGACCGCATCTTTTGTGAGAAGGGTGCTCAACCAATTAATACGGAGACTACTATGGACATTTTAGACGCATACGATCACAGCCACGCATGGCGACCAGCTTGCGGTGGCTTAGAGACACCATTCGCATGGGCAGACAAGGAGTACCTATATATGTACAACCATGCTACAGGCGAACACGCATACTACAATGCTACCGATGATGTCTTTGAACAAAACGTGGAGTTTAACTAATGGGACAGGGTGAAATAGTGATTAGAATACCATTTGATGCAGACGAGTTTATAGAAGACGGTGTAGAGCTTAAACTATCTTTACAGCAACATCTAATAGAGCTGATGATAGATGATGAATTACCTTATGAAGTGGAGGTTGTATAATGCTTCAGTACTACATGGATGGTGGTGACATCACTACCTACAGGGACAGCAAAGAGTTCTACTGGTCTGTTAAGGTCAAGCCTAGTGACATTGAGATTGTCGATGGTGACGCTACAGCACAGCAGATTGCTGATGATATTAACTTTTGGTTCGCTCAGTGCGAAGGTAAAACAGTGGGGTGGAAGCGATGAGTAAATTAACTACTAAAGAAAAACGTGCTGTAATTGCAGAGTTGAGCTGGGCTACTGAAATGAAAGACCAAGATAGGTTGCATTATCTACTAGATTCACTACCGCCTGAAAGATTAAGAGATTATATAAGTGACGTTCGTGACGAATATGGAGTTGACGATGAGTAGCGAGAAGTTTATTGAGGAAGTGTTTGAGATAGCCTTTGGTGCTGATGCTATCAGTAGGGGCTTTACATACGCTCAGGTGTTGAAGACACTACGTGATTTTAATGACGTGTATTGGGGTGATGACGATGAGTGATACAGAGTTCTATGACAATGTTGGAGGTGTGCAGGGTGAGCCTAAGTATCTTGGCGATGGCTTATGGGTTAATCCTGACGGTTCTACGTATGATGATAAACCGTATAAGAAGTTTGAAGAATCTGAACATTTGATTATGATTAGATGGGGCAAGAAGCTTGACGATGGTACTGAGCGTGACTACGAGTCATTGGTTGGTACAATAGATGCGGCACATAATTTACATGGTCAGTTATTAGCTGACGAACAAACAACTTACTTGAGTCTGGAGAGGTTTGAAGATGAATAGTTATCTAATCTCGTGGAGTGACACTAACGGCTACCATGAAACTGATTTCAGTGACTATCAAGAGGCTTTGGAATTCTTAGCTGACCTTGAGGGCAACTGCACTGGTATGTCATTTACTAACTTGAAAGACCCTGACGATGCTCGTGAGGAGCAGTGGTACGATGAGCAGTAAGATAGTTATACCTGATGCGGCTATTGCCGATTACAACAGAAGGTATGCTGATGTTCTTGCTAAGATACAGATAAACAGGCCATCGAGCATACCTGATTATTTAGATGAGGATGCTCTGTATGAGAAGTATTTTATGTCCCAAAACGAGGGTTAGACATGGCTACATTAGAGGAACAGATTGAGCTAGAAAATAGAATGGTTCAGTCAGGTATGGATAGATACCTAAAACAGAAAGATGATTTACAAGCTAAGAACTTAGAGTCTAAAACTAAACACGGTAGGAGGATAATATCAGGGGTGTGTGAACCTTTGACTGATGCTTTAATCGAAGCGTTGAAGAAACCAAGAGGTAAGAACGATAGGGTGCATAAGTTAATCAATGGTGTTAACCCAGCATCGGCTTGCTTCTTATCTTTACTATCAGTGGTAGACCACGTTGCCTCTGTTAGTAGGTTAGTTGCTGTAGCTCTCTATGTAGGTAAACAGATAGAGACCCAAGACAAACTAGACAAATGGATAGTAGAAGACCCTGAGGTAGCACGTAATGTTATCAAGTTGGCTAATAAGAAATCGGATAAAGGTTTTGATCACAAGCGTCATGGTCTTAACCATAAGATGAAAGTAGACGGCATTGAGATAGACGAGTGGTCTAAGACTGATCGTATGAAGGTTGGTTTGTTTATGATTAACCTTATTATTGAGCACACAGGTATCGTTAAAATAAGGAAAAAATTTAATAGGAATAAGTCAGTAGCATACCTTGACCCAACTCCTGAGACTCTCGATTGGATTGAGGCATTCAACAACGCTAACATGAATAATCTACCACGTTATTCTCCTTGTATTATCGAACCTAAGGATTGGGATTCCTTTTATGGTGGTGGTTACTACTCTGAGCATATCAACAAGAAACCTTTTATGAGGATACATGGGCTATGAGAGAAGACTTAAAACAATTTGTCGAAGATCACAACAATCGTGATAACTCCCTTGAGTACGAGTGTGTTAACGCACTACAACGTACACCATGGAGAGTGAACAAGTTTGTTTTGGAAACACTACGAACTGCTTGGGAGAGCGGTGAGAAGTGGGAAGGTTTACCTTCAAGGGATAACCAAGAATTACCTAACTATCCTTTTAGTGTCGAGCCTCGTCACCTTAATGAAGAACAAACCAAAGAGTTTAAGGAATTTAAAACTTTACGTAATGCTATCTACACTGAGAATGCCAAGAACTTATCTAAGCGTATTCAGGTTGAGCGTACATTACAGCTCGCAGAAGAATACGCTACTATGGACAACTTCTGGTTCGTATGGCAGTGCGACTTCAGAGGCCGTAAGTACCCTGTTGAGTCGTTTCTGTCGCCACAGAATGCTGATTACTCTAAGGCACTACTAGAGTTCTCTCGCCCAGCTACCATACTTCACGATGGTGATGCACAATGGCTGGCTATACACGGTGCTAACGTGTTCGGAGTGGACAAGGTTAGCCTAGAAGAACGTGAGATGTGGGCGTATATGAATATAGAAAATGCTGTCAATGTTTATAATAACCCTTATGAATGTAAGTGGTGGCAAGAGGCAGACAAA